CTCCTCAACTAATTTGTAGTTTTGTGCTATATCCCACACTTGGTCGAGAACTTTTTTGTTCTTATCTATTCGTGTTGGATCGCCTGACTTTTCTTGCTCCCATTCGTATTCCCTCAGAGAATCAGCATAATACCTGTAAGCAGTGCTTTCGGGTATCTTGTGATCTACTACAAGAATGTCAACAATATCTTTTCGTTGTAGTTGCTCTTCTGGTTTTTTATCTTCGTTAGAAACAAGTAACTTTTGAATAAAGTCAGTTGCTTTCTTCTTGTCCATTGAAATTAGCGTATTTAGTAAAGGTAGCTTCAAACGCATTAAACAGTATGGTTTGATTATCTGGATCGGCTTGAGAATAGCAAAAAGCGAGGGAAGCTATAAAGCTACCCCCGAATCTATCCATGTTGTCCAGTGCGGTATGTATCTGTTGTTTGTTCATAAGTAACCACACCCTTCTTCACCTTCTAATTCGTAGAACCAGTTGACGGAAATAAACAAACCGTTGCTATAAGATTGCTCAGATTTATTTTCATATTTGGATCGTAATGCCTGACAGATTTCTTCTGGTGGACACCACGCAGTATCAAAAGTAACCTCAAGGTAATCTGATTCGTCTTTTGTGATTTTTACTTCACAGGCTGGCCACTTCGTACCCCAGTGTTTCAGTCTCCAGTCGTACCATCTATCATCTTGCTGACCAGTAGACGCAAATTTTGGACAATCCCATCCTTTTGCATTTGGGTCGGGCTGTACAGGCAGTTCTCCAAGTTCTCCTCTTTTTACGGAAATAGAGTTGTTTTCATGTAGTTCAGAAAGTGGAGTTACTGTCCAGTCTGGTTCGGGTATTAGAGCATTAAAAGGATTTTCACCTTCAAAAAGTTCTTTGACTTCTTGTATTGTTTTGGAGTCGTCACCTCTAACTCGGACTCGGTTGAATGTCCAATTTGGCATAAGTTACACCTCAGTAATTAATTGTGGATTAGTGAACTCTTTTATTGTAGTACATTATATGCTTTTTTGCAAAAAATTTTTCTCACTTTTTATTTTTACTGATAATTCTGAGAATTTGAAAATCGGCCATTCATAGGAGCTATTTTGTTGGTTCGTGTTCTTTTTATTTTTTGAAGATTTTGGCCAAAAATTAAGTTATTTTCAAGAATCCGTGCGAAATCGTGCGAATTTTTCGATCCAAAATTAAGGATCTAGCCCCACGCAGTGGACACCACGAAAAAACCAAAAGATGCACAGTGGATTGTATGAGTAAAAATACCTAGTAAAAAATACTGGTATTTCAAGATAATTGATAAGAAAAAATAGTCAATATCTATATACAAATACTTATTATTGTAGTAATATAGAAAGGACACTATATAGTGTCTTTTAAATTACACCCAAAAATTAAAATGAACAATCAAACTGAACTTTTTAGAAATCAATTAGAAAATACTATCAATATGGATAGTCAACAATTTTCTAATAACCTTAACAACCAACTAACAGCCGAAAAATTAGGCTATCAAAATAGTTCAAATGAAACTATTTTCAAAGGGTCAAAATTTATAGATGATACTTTTAAAAATGATTTAGATGTTATCTGGAAACAAAACGGGCTAGACTTTGAAGCGGTTAAGGCTCCATTATTTTATAAAGGTATAAATAATGAGTTGATAGAAATTAATGACCATCAAGCGATTATAAACAACAAAAATAATAATTTGTTGAATATTCCAAAACTACAATACACCACGTTACAACTATCAACAATAAAGAATCTTATTTCACAAATTCGAGGTAATACCACTATCGAAAGCATAATGAATGTTGACGATAAAAGATTTGTTTTTAATCTTGCTGTTGATAATGCAATACAAGATGTTAAACAAGATGATCCACACAAATTGAGATTAGTAATTGTTTCTTCACATGATTCAAGCGTATCGTGTCACATTTCGTTTATTCACTTCCGCATGTTTTGTTTTAATCAAATGAATAAATTAAAACAGTCTAATCCTTTAGTTTTTAAACATACAAAATCTATTAATGATAATGTAGCTAAAATTAATCGAATTATAGATTTCAATAAAGGTGAGTTCACAAAGTCAATACAAGATTATAAGTTAATGGTTCGTAAAGAGATAACAGACAACCAAGTTAAAGAAGTTTTAGAAAGATTATATTTTGATAAATGGAATAATAAAAAAGTTTGTATTGATAGAACACTTAAGCAAGAAAGAGATAAGACATATTTAGATTTAGTAGAGGTTAAACAGATTAAGGAAAATTTAGAAAAGGAATTTTCACAAAATGGTAGAACAGCTTACAGCTTACACAATGGGATTAATTATTATTATTCTCATCAAATGGGAGCTAGTAATATAAAAGATGAAAGCGAAAAAGCAAGAATAAGAATGGAGCAAAACTATTATGGAAAAAATAGTTCGATAATAGATAGATCTAAAGAATTATGTCTAGCTTTATGAGTCTAATTACATAAATCTTTTTAACCCTGGGCTAACTACTCAGGGTTTTTTATTGTCTTTTTATAATTTTACCCTGGGCAATTACTGGACAATCTCAAATGAGACTAACTGAGAATCCTAAGATTTTAAACTTGTTAAGGTGTATTTGTACTGTTACACATTTTAAAATGTATGATTATTAACTTAAGACTAAAGAAGTGTTGCTATGACTGGATTTTTTGGTTGCTAGTCTTATAATTCTCAAGTGTTTTTAGTGTGTTTTATTGCTTATATTGTATTAGCTTATGGTAAAAAGTACGATATAATAAGGGTAGGCAATAGCCTATTTTAAATTTCACCCAACAATTTATTATGTCAACAAGATCAGTTATCGGAATCTTAAACGAAGATAAAACAGTATCTTCCATTTATTCTCATTATGACGGATACCCCGAACACAACGGATACTTTTTAAAAAAGTATTTTGACACCACCGAAAAAGTACAAAATTTAATATCAAATGGTGATATCTCAAGTCTAGTAAGTAACCAAAACTGGCAAAGAGAAAAACACCCAGTGATTAACAACAAACAAGTTTTAAAAACTTTGTATTATGTGGATAGACCCGAAGCGTGGGAAAGTATCAAACCACAAAAACATAAAAATGTTTTAGAGTTTTTTCAGCGTGACTGTTGCGATGAGTTCAAATATTTATTTATCCCACCTGAGGGTAATTGGAATTTTTTAAAAAATGGATTTTGGAAGTGTTACGACACTAGCGACCCAACAAAACAACCCAGTGTAAATATCCCCGATACATCAAGATTTTTTGATGAAGATGAACAAATGTTTGTTTATGGATTTTCTAAAGTATCAAGAATTAAGGAGCTTGCACAATGAAAACTAAAGAACAAATTTTTAAATCAAAAATAATCGAACAAGTAAAACGATTAACCAACACTGGCCAACACGTTAAAGCTAGTAAATTATTTAACAAGTATTTCTCAATTAATTAATTATGGATTCTGAACTAATAAAATGGCTTGCACAAATGCCGAAAAATTATTCTTTATCAGGAAGTAAAACAAGTTTTTACAATGGCGAAAAACAATTAAAACTATTTTTAAAAATTAATTATGACAAATAAACAAAACAAAAAAGAAAGTATTAACGATTGGTCACGCCGTGTTTTTGGATATACCAAAGACGGATACCTATATGTTAATAACAAAAAAGTATCAAAAATTGATTGTCTTGAATCTGATGATGAATTTGTTGAATATGAAGAATGGCAAGATTAACTTGTTTTTATTCTCTTTGCTCATACTACCCCCACGCCAACATGAAACACCAACACCACAGACAGCCAACAGCCCAAGCAATAAAGATTGAAAACAAAAAATCTTTTTTCGCTATGATAATTTTTATTGTATTGTTTTTTGGTGCGAGCTACTACGCCCCCGAACACATAGACGGCTACACCACCCCACCAGCTCCAGCTCCAGCTCTAACAAAATAATCAACGCCCACACACAATACATCACGCCCCACCAGTTGGGGTTTTTTATTGTTTGTTGGTTACTCTATCCACTACACCCCACCGACACCCCACACACCAGACACCGCACGCACAGGCCACCGCACCCACAGCCCACCGTAGGGGCAGAGCTGCAAAAATTTTTATTTATTATATGAGAGCCCCGAACCTACTGATAAATCTACAAATTAAGACTACTTTTTCTTTTCTACGCTTATAGAAAGCTGTGGAGTGTTTAGATTAATTGTTTCTTCACTCTCCCCTAGCACTTTGCCTAACGAATCCAATATCTGAGCAGCAGTTTGAAGCTGACCCCTCTTCATCGCTTTGTTGAAAAGCCTCATCCTCATCCCCTGGAGTCGTGCCACCATCTTCTCTCTGTCCTTTTCCCAATCCTCATCGTTCCATTCCTTGACCTTACCCCAGTCTCTCCATGCTGTATCCACCCCAATATTCTCTTTGGAAGCGTGATCCAGAACCAACTGTCTAGTAGTCAAGCCCTCAAGCTGACGACTAT